TTTGCTTAAAGCAAATCTCTGTACGACAAGAATTATAGCCTAAAATGGGAAAAAACGCAATGTTAGTCTTCGGGCTCCGTGGGCATAGCCGCGGCCAAAGCCCAATCCTGCTCTTCTTTTCCACCCTTTACAAACCTAAACTTCTTAATTTCACCTTCTGAACTACATGTTTTACATTGATTTATCTGATCCTCACCCTCCCATGAGGTACGAATGTAGCCGTTACCTCGACAAGAAGGGCATATAATCTTATAAACACCTAGGTTATACATTAATCGTTAACTTTGTATTTTGAAGATCTACACCTTCAACACCATTTAAATCTACTATTGTATACATAACACCATAGTAATCTTTATTAGCACAGAATTGATCTAAAGTCATTGTTGTGCCAGGTCTATATTTCATTAAATGATTATAAAAAGCCTTTGCGTTGTTCTTTAATGGAACTATCTTTTTATTTTTTGTTTCTTGTGGTGTCACTGGAAATGCTAGACCATCTACTTTTAAGATAGTCATCATTTCTGTTTCAGCATCAAAAGACCAACTGATCTTAGCTATGCTCATGCAACCTTCCTTCTTTTAGATTTTTTATCTTCTTTTTCTACTAGTTCAGTAATCTGTCCACCTACCGATCGATTGTTATAATCTGCTTGTACTTTTAATTTTTGATAAGTATCTATCTTTACTGCTACTGATTTGAACTTTTGCGTGTTCATGCTTTTTTCCTTTCGTATTGTTCTATGTTTTCTAAAAGCTCCGTGTCTCCTAAATCTAACTTTAATTGATTTGGTTCGTGAGCCACGCTCGGTGTAAAATCACGACCTGAGTTCTCAGCAAGTTCTCGCCATTTCTTAGCATTGCTTTCGTAAAAATCAGTCATGTAAATGTCACCAAGCTTTCTACATTCACGAGCTCTTTCGTAATTAAGTTTAGATCTAGTTAGTCTAACACCTAAACGAAATCCTTCTTTAAATACAGCTTCGTAATCTGGTTTTAATCTAGTCATGATATCCTTTCTGAAAATATTCGGTAGAGGCGTGGGACTAGTTTCTCACCCACAAGCTTTCGACTACAGATGAACGGTTTCATATCTGTCTACTCACAACCACCCTTGATTACCTCAGGCATTTGCCCATACTTCATCGCAAGTGTACTTTACCCCTCTGTTAAAGAGTTGTTCAGTCAGCCGATAAAATTAATTAGATTTTATCACCGAATATGTGGGATAGTATATAGAATTATGTGGGACTGTCAACCCCCTAAAAAATGACTATTTTAAAGGCTTTTTTACTTATCTAAACACAGACCGTTGTCTAAAACAACTTTTTCTTCGGTCTCAATCCACACTCTAGCACCACATGGTAAAGGTTTATCTGGACTGTAAATTATTTTTGAAGGGCCTTGTATTTCTACTTCGTGTGCGTAATCGTTTGACTTAGATGTCTTAACAGTAATCACAGGATCTTTTGTTTTGTTTTTTATATTTGATCTTATCTTATGTTGATTTACGTGTATTCTTTTTTTCATTTAGTCTACCCTCTACTCTATCAACTAATTTTTTTGCAGGCTTCTTACCGTTCTTTCTCATGTCACGCCAATGTTTTGAAACTCCATAACTTAGTTTCATAATCTTTTCTTCTTCTGCCCAATACTCATCAAAAGATTTTTTTATCTCACTCACCTGCTTCACCCCAATTATTTCCTAACTCTACATCTACCTTACTAGGCACTAAAAGGTCAACACATGTTTCCATTATTTCTTTTATCTTGTCAGCATGATTACTTTCTTTATGCACACTAAAATCTAATTCATCGTGAACTTGTATGTGTGCTATGTAACCTTCTTTATATAATTCTACCATTGCTTTTTTTGTTTGATCAGCGGCAGAGCCTTGTATTAATCTGTTTAAAGCTTTATATGTCCAAGCTCTTTTAATCATATGCTCACCATATTCTCTTTGTGCTTCTGATAAAGGTAATGCTTTTGATCCCCATTCATTTGTAGGTTCCCATAAATCAAATCGACAACGCCTACCAAGAAGTGTTCTTAAAAAACCTTTCTTACTTGCAGATGCCATAGTTCTGTTCATTAACTGTTTTACAAAAGGAACGCGCTCATGATACGTAGCTAAGAGATCAGATGCATCTTCTAAATTTAATCCTAACTGAGACATCAGTTTACCTTTACCCATGCCATAAAATAAACCTAAGTTAATTGTCTTAGCTTGTTTACGATCAATACTTGCCATATCACTAACAAGTGTATGAAAATCTGTTCCGGGGTCCGTGGTATATGCCTCGGCAAAATCTGTAGCACCAGGTAATCCTCCTGTATTATTACCAGTTAAAGCTGCGTAATGAACCACAAGCCTAGGCTCTTGTTGTGAGTAATCAAATATACCCCAATCACAGTCTTCCTCAGGTATAAACAAAGATCTTATCATTGGGCCAAGTATGGCATTTCTAGCAGGAATCTGTTGAAGATTAGGATTACTATAACTAAATCTACCTGTTACTGTACCACCTTGATCTGATCGCATTTGATGTATCTCTGCGTGTATACGATTTTGAACCGAATGTTTTAAAATAGTATCTATGAACGTGGTTCTCGCTTTGTTAATTTCTCTGGCCTCCACCACCATCTTTGCCAAAGGACTATCATGACTTGATAAAAAGTTTTTATCGAACTTTGGTTGACCTGTTGGTGTGCGTTCATAAGGAATCGATAATGCATCAAATGCTTTTGATACGCTAGCCGCAGCCCAGACCTCCACATTGTGACCTGAGAGTTTTTTGATTGAAGCCAAGATTTTATTTTCTTTTTTCTGTAAATCATTCTTTACCCTTTCTGCTTTATCTAGATCTACTCTTACACCCCTCATTTTCATATCGAAAAGTACAGGGAATAATTCTGTTTCTAACTCAAATATATTTATGAGTTCTTGTTTTATAATTTCTGTTTTTAAATAATGCCACAAGCGTAGTGTGACGGCAGCATCTTGTTCTGCGTATTGTCCGACATGACTAGCGGGAAGTTTCCACATTTCGGACTTAGGATCTAGTCCCCATGTTTTAGCCGCTTCGTAGAGTTGGGTTTCCGCTTTTGATTCTTGTAGATATTCTTTTGATAATGAGTTTAAGTCAAAACGAAACCTGTTCTCATCCACTAATGGTGCGGCTATTAAAGTGTCAATTATTTTACCTGCAATGTCAATATCTAAAGTTTTTAACCAACCCACATCATAAAACGCATTATGAAAAATATAGTTAACATTCTTGTAAGAACATTGTTTGCGTAGCCATTTAACAACAACCTTTTTATCCATGTTGGGCGGTGTTTCGTGAGCGATGGGATAGTAACCTTGCCATCCGTCTACTGCAACAGCGATACCTACAACTTCACCTTCTTCGTACGTTGCTTTTTTTAAACGTCTAATATAGCCTGGTCCACTATCTTTGATACCAGGATCTCTTGTTTCTAAATCGATTGCTATCTCATCATAATTAGATAGATCAGGAAAGTGATCAGGCATTACCCACTCACTCGGCATGCGGTGTACCTTAGGAAACCAGTTACTTTGTTCTTTCACTAATCTCACCAGCAATTGCTAAATAAGCGGCAGCATCGACATAGTTGTCTACTTTTTGTTTGTGCATAGACCTAGCTACCTTTACCAAGGCCATGCACATTGCCACGTCATGGGCTGATATATTTTTGCGGAGGAAAGCGGACCACAACGCAGCAATGTTCTCATGTGTTTCTAATATGTCACCGTAATCTTTATTACGATCATTACTTGTAAGCCTTATGGCTTCATCTAAAAAATCTTTTGTTAACAATTATATTGTCCTTTCATAATGAAAAATAGGTTCGTATTCAAACTGTCCCTCTGTTCTGTGTACAATATGTAATTCTTCTTTCGCACGTGTTGCACCTACATAAAAAACTCTGGCTTCATCATCTCTACCTTGTTGACTATCAGTATAAGAAGTATAAGGACCGTAAGATAAATCTGTAAGCAACATAACTTTCTGTCTTTCACCACCCTTTGATGCGTGAATAGTTGAAACTTCAATACGTGGTGTTGAATCTAGTTTATTACCAGAACGCATTACAGCACGTAAGTAATTTATTCTTTTTTGTAATCCTT